AGAAGTAATGGCTAAGTACAAGTCATCAGACGAACGTGTTAGCGACAAGATCAAGAAGCTCCTTAAGGAGGGCAAACCGCGCAAGCAAGCTGTTGCCCAAGGGATCAACATGACGAAGCGCAAGAAAAAGGGAAAGTACTGATGCCTATGTATGATTTTAAGTGTCCCGCTGGATGCGGGTACTTCAATGACATCTACGTACCGCTTGCCCAGCACGGGAAAACTACGTGTCCAGAGTGTAGTGCCGTGCTTGAAACAGTCATCAGCGAGGTCGCCCTCATCGGGCCCATGCCTTCTAAACCTTTAGTCGTCAAGCAGGTTGGCAAGACGTTTGAAAACGGAGCCGACTGGCGTGAGTATCAACGCAAGAATCCAGATTGTGAAATCCTATCGGCTGATTCCGCAGCTTGGAGGAAGCATAGGGACGCCGCTGCCGAGAAGGCCGAGGCCACAGCACGCCGCATGGGCTACCGTGACCTCGAAGATAAGAAGAAACGGCGTAAGAAAGAGAAGGCTAAACAGTCTGGTAAACTTGACAAGAATATTTATGTTTACTAATCAGCTTGTAAGGAGGCCCTTATGCCTGCCATGAACGATTTACTGACCCAGCTACAAGACAACCCACCTCAGACCGAGATGGAGTTGAAGTCCATGCTTGACCAAACTGGATACGATCTGGTGATGAAAGAGCCTATGATGGACGAGGCCCCAGAAGACATGGGCCCTATGGATGGTGCAGTTGAAGAGATGGACGAGGCGGAAGCCACCGAAGCTATGGAAGAGATGGACGATCTCATGGGCGGGATGTTGCCGCCCCCTATGGCTGAAGGCAACGATTTGAGCCCTAAAGGACGGGGCAAGATGCGGATCAAGGTAGCAAAGTTTGCCTTGGCCGACGACAAAAAGAAAAGGGAGAGTGAAGATGAGTGAAGAAGCTCTTGAGGCGGGGGCCCCTGAGACCGTTGAAACTGTGGATGCCGCGCCTGTAGAGGCCGCGCCCGCAGCGGATGCGCCTGTCGAGGTGGAGTCCTCCCTAACTGCCGAACCAGATCCTCAGCCAGAAGCCGAGGCCCCCGTCTCTTTTCCCTCTGCGGACGAGTTCGGCTGGGACACATGGGACGGCAAACACGAGTCGTTTCCGGATCAACTTCAGCCGTGGGGCGAGCGTATCGGCTCGTTTTACAGTAAGAAGATGGAAGAGCTGAACAACGATCTCGACCGTAACAAAGAGATCTACGAAGCTCTCATGGGGGGCAAAGAAGACCCCCGCTTGGCTAAGTACCAGACAGAGGTAGCTGACTGGGAAACCAAGTACAATACTCGTGAGCAGGAGTTCAACGCCCTGCAAAACGAGTACAAAGATTATCAGAAGATAGTAAATCAAGCAATCGAGGATGAAGCCAACGAATATGCTAATGCGTTTCGTGAAGCCAACCCTCAACTCTTTGAAGATGGGGAACTCAAAGAGCGCTTTACGGCGTTGCTTGAAGACGGTTGGTCTGTGGAGTCGGCAGCGGTAGCCTCGCGCCTGCCTAAGTCGGCTCTCGCAGTAGCACGTGAGGCGAAGTCAAACGGGGTTCCAGAAACCTACGCGCTTCGTCTCGCTGAGGGGGCGAAGAGCCGACCCGCAAAGCCTCGTCCGGGGGCGCAGATTACGGCAGGGGCGACGACCCCAGCTCGTCCACCAGAGCAGGCCCCGCTTGCTCCGGATACGGGAGCAATGTCGCTGCGTGATTTTCGTACTTTAGCAGCGCGTAGAGCACTAACACCTAAGAAAACTAGGAGGGCCTAATGGCCATTTCACCAGACGTTCTGGCGACTGCACTCAATGAGTTGATGCCGTCGTACAGTGAGTTGTTCGTCAAGTTCCATCCGCTTATGGAAAAGATCTTGATTAACGGTAACCTTGACAGCGCAAGCCTCAAAGGGCCTGAGCGCGAGTTCGCGGTTGTTACAGACGGACCGGGTACGATTACCCACGTCCAGACGGGCACCGAGATCATCGCAGGCGGTCGTTCACAAAACGCACACCGTGGTAAGGTCGTAGCACCTCGCCTCATCTACGCGTTTGACGTTCCCGGCAAAGACCTTGCAGAAGCAAACGGCGAGATGGACCTCGCTCGTATTCTTCAGCACTACCCAGAGTTGGCTCTGTCCGACTTCCACGAGCGGATCTCCCGTCAGCTTGGTACAGGCGACTCGGCAATCACCGGCGACGGTGTCGAGGCATTCTGCACCCTGAACGGTAACCGCGCCTTCGCGCCCGACGGCACCAACCGCGACGGCTTCTTGTCCGCTTTGTCTCTGGCTAGTCAGAACAACACGGTCCACAACCTGCTCTGTAACGGTGGCGGCGGCGCTGCTATCACAGGCTGGGGTAACCAGTACGAGGACATCTCCTCGTTTGCTGTCAACGGTCGTAGCCAAATGCGTAAGGCTTACTTCGCTGCTTCACGTCAGGGCAAGACCTCTGGTCCTGTTGACTTGATGATCGGTGATGAGTCCTCGTACCTCAACTACATCGACGACTTGGACGATCAAGTCCGCGTGGTCAAGGTTGAAGGCGACAAGGCTCCGCCTCTGGTACGTCAAGGCGTCAAGTTCTTGGAAGCCGATTTCTTCCTCGACGATGCGATTGACATTGCTTCGGCTGCTTACGGCGCGGGTGGTAACACCTCTAGCGGTTCAGCACAGTCTAACGGCGCTGATGGTATCATCTACGGGTTCAAGACCCCGACGTGGCACCTCTTCACCCTCGGACACGACGCAAGCCGTGAGACGAAGGGCGACTTCGCAGTTCGCGGTCCGTTCCGTATCCCGGATCAGGACATCTACCGCTACGAGTTGGTGCTCATGATGGGCATGCACACTACGCAGCTTCGTTCTAACTTCGTCGTCACCGGCGCAGGCACCCCATAAGGAGGATCCCATGGGTTTTACAGCAGCGGGCATTAGCCCTTCTTTGGTCTCTGACACACAACAGGCTCCACTTGGATTCAAGCTCACCGTTCCTAACGGTGACAACGGCTTCCAAGTGTACACCTACATCAAAGCCGCAGTTAATGTTCTGCAAGGCTACGCTGTCCAGCGTGCCGGAACGTCCACTGACGGCGGCTACGGTGCGTGTTCTCTAGCGATTGACGATAACAACCTACGGGCTGTCGGTGTAGCACAGCAGGCAAACGAGTTGGATCCCGCATCTACGGGAACCGACTACGCCATCCCTGCGAACTACTACGGATTCGTATTGACCGAAGGTGTGGGTACAGTGTACACAGCTACCGCAGCGGCAGCATATGATACGCTTGTTATCCACACGACAGACGGTCAACTCGACGATGCCAACCCCACCGCGACAAACGGTGCGGTAGCGTGTGTCGGCGGAACCGCGATTGGCGCGACAAGTACCGGCTTGGCCCTCGTCAAGTTCGCAGGCTAGCAGATGAATCTCAAAGAGATTCGGGATGCGATGTTCGCTCAGGCGGACTATTCACCGAATAGTTCGCCTGAAGCGATCACCCGCGTCAACGGCTTCATCAACCGGGCCTATAACCAGTTGGCCTTGGAAGCCCCGTTTCTCTTCTTTGAGTCTAAGGTTCAGCTAGTCACTGAACCAGACGTTAAAAGCAAGGCGGGTGACCCTGACAACGGCGTCTTTGATAAGGTGCGCTTTGCGGGGGACCATACTTTGCCTGCTGGTGCGTCTTCTGACGCATGGACATGGCGAACGACTTACACTCTTGCTCAACAGCAAGCTGCGCCCGACAAGTTTAACCTGTGGGACTTCTTCCGTGGCTGGGACGGGCGTATGATCGACATTATTGCAGACGATGGTACGATCTTCAGATACCAAATCCGATCGGTGTGGTATAACAACTCAGATGGTTACTTCTACTTTACGGTCGTACGCCCTACGAGTAACGTGGCTAAGGTATCTTCCGGGTCCTTCAAGTATCGTATTTTTACGGACGCGTACCCGCTTCCCGACAACATTGTACAGGTGCGTTCTGTGCGTTTGCGGGACGAGGCAAGCAGCTTCCCTCTAGACATTTACGGACAACAAGAAGCCGAGGAGCTTCTTCTCGACGGACCTGACAGCCAAGTGGCATCTGGTGAACCTAGATGTCTGTTCCGTCGCCACCATGTCAGTTTAAAAGGGCCCAGCGTTCCCCCTGTTGCAAAAGATCAGCCCGGACCGCTACCTCAAGGCGGCTGGTTGGTACCTTGGAAGGGTCCCGAACCTCCGGGCACCTTTGAGTACAGGGTGACGTACACGTGGGGCAAACGTGATTTGACCCTCAAAGCTCCGGGCCTCGGTCAGTGGGACGGTACGGCACTTGAGTTTACTAACCAGACTACATCTACGTTCCCGTCTGTACCTGTCTCTTCTATCTTAGGGGACAACTCGTCTCGTAATAGATACAGAGACCCACGTTTGGAGTCCCCGCCTTCTCCTGTATCCGAACAGGCAACGACAACGTATTCAAAAAGCGAGCGAGCAGCAGGCCGCACACCGTACGGTGCGATCTTAGTATCGCTGCCTAATATCACGTACGCCCTCGGCTACATGATGAAGGTCTTCCAAGGTGGCAGTACTTATACGCGCAACTCGGTAGATCAAAGCGGTATCTATGTGCGGATATACCGTAGGCGTATAGCCACCAACTGGGAAGACTACAGCGGACTGACAAACCGGGCCGACGGTTTGAACACCTCGCAACTTGATACGGATAGCGCCTTTTACCTACTGGCCGAGATGCGCGTTGATACTTTGAACGAAGGTATTTTTTACGACGACGGTACGTTTCTTCCGGACTATAACCGACGACTGCACGACATCAACGGATACCAGACGGTACAGTTCTATCCCAAACCTAGTAAGGCGTATCACACAGACATTCGGTGTGTGACAAGACCTCAACCTCTAGTTGATGATGCAGACAGTCCCGTGCTTCACGCCGAAGCTATGAATGTTTTGCTTGAGAAAGCGATGGCACTGTTTTACGAAAACCTAGGTCAACCCCAGCAAAGTCTAGTGTCTACTCAGAAGTACAGAGAAGACCTATTAACATTATCAAAAAGATATGGTGATCTTCGCCCTCCCGCTGTTCCTGTGTTACGTCGTATGACACGGGCGACGAGTACAGTTCGTCGGCGTAACAGCTACCGTAAATGGTACACAAACTCGTCAAACTAGGGAGACGTTATGGCAAGAGAGAACACACCTATGATCTGTGGTGGTGTATACGAGACTCAGGATAGTGCAGGCCGCACGCTGCAAGGTGTGCTGTTAGCGGTTACTATACTAAACGGCACGAAGCGAGGCGTTGTTCGCTTTTGCGGGGTCGCTGAGGAACATGTTCTTGCAGGTACTGACCGTTGGGCACAGTTTAAGTTGATCGGGCGTCCCGCCTCTCCTAACGTGGGACGGCCTAAGAAGAAGGCGTAACCATGAACAAGGCAGCATCTAAAACCCTCGGGCCTTACATCCTACGCGCCCAAGCGGGCAAACTGATACTGCCAAACGAGGTCGCACAGAAGATTGAGAACCTTGTTCCTATGGAGGAAGGCACGCTTCGCACCATAACAGGTCCCGCCGCTCTCGTAGACTCTGTCCCGACAGCAGTATTGGACGGGCCTCTAGACCTGACAACTGTCACACATCCTACGCGTCCCAAATCTGACGACGCCCCTGTGGACGGTACATCGATAAGTATACCTTCGCTTGTGTACCCGGCGAACATGCACGGTATTTTTCACTGCACAGTGAAAAATGAGGAGCGTGACATTCTCCTGCTACAAGCGGGTACCCAACTGTGGGAGTTCACCGGATGGGACAGCAACTGGCGCAAGCTGATTTCTGCGCCCGCCGAGGGCATCGGTGTCCGAGGTACGATGCGAGACACTACGGCCCCACAGTTTCCTACGCAGTTTGCGGCGACAGGTGACGGTGTCGTCATCGTGGGGCAAGACTATCGTAGTTACTTCTACGATGGTTACCAAATCGCTCCGTTGGGTTTTCGACAGATGCCCGGTGCGCCTCAAGGCATGGGCCCGCAAAGTTCCAAAGAAAAGATGGACAAAAAAGGCAGAGGTGTCAACGACCGCGCTTACACGCATGATGGCACCAACTACGGTTACACGGACTCGGGTGCAAGCTGGCCCGCACCGGGCCGCGACGGGTACCGTTCCGGCATGACGCGTGGCTTCGGCGAGTGTCATGTGGGTACGATTACACCTTTGACGTTTGACGCGTCCGCGTTTGAGCTTGATGGCACCCCCGACGAACTCAAGAGCGAAGCAGCAGACACCGGCTGGCTCAACCCCGGTGAGTATCGTTGCCGTGTGCAGTTTGTAGACATGTTCGGTAACCTGTCTCCTTTGTCTCCTCCGTCGGCTTCTGTAGCGTTTGACTTCCAGCCTTCGGCTATCCCAAAGACAGATGTCAGTGACGGCGTGGCGTTGGTGTCTGCTACGCGTCTTCGTAAACAGATTGGTTGGACCAACATCCCACCGGGACCTGACCACACACGCGGGCGCATCCTGTACAGGACCAAGGACCTCCTCAACTCGGGCTCGGCAGACTACTTCTCGCTTCCTCAAGACGCGATGGGTGTCGCTTCTGCGTTTGCTACGTTACCAGACAACATTACGTCGTTCTACCCTGACAACATCTCTGACGTGTACTTGTCTGCCAAAGCGGAGGAGATCGACCCTGTACCCGATTTCCGTCTGTGTACGGTCGCTATGGGGCGTCTATGGGTAGCAAACTTTCGTAACGCTCCGAGTACGTTGCGTCCGTCCCTCCCCGGCAGGTGGGGCACATTCCCTACGGGACAGGAGCTTTCACCAGACCCAGCAGGTGGCGAGATCACAGGGCTCCGTGCCGTTAACAAGGGACTACTGGTATTTACCAGCTCAAGTACATTCATCATCGTACCCTCAGAAGACGGCAAAAGCTTCCAGTCTGCGCCTATCTCAGCGGAGATAGGCTGCGTCGCACCTAGTTCCATTCAATCTATGGGCGACGGGCGTGTGGTCTGGCTAGCACAAGACGGCTTCTACGCGTACGACGGTACGTCTGTGACATATTTGTCGCCGACCCTTCGCAAGTCGTTGCGTCGCCTCACCTCTGGGCGATCAAAGCAAGCCGCCGCTGCATACGACAGACGTACACGAGAGTACCGATGCTGGGTAGCCACTGATGGATCTGCGAACAACAACACCTGTTACATCTTCGACGGCCAAGGCTGGAGAACGCGAACCGATGTCGCTGCGGAAGCTGTTTGTGTTACCAACGATCATCGCGAATACATGCTCATCGCAGGCAAGGTTAAAGACGATCAATACCACAACGGTGTCTTCGTGCTTGACCATAGTGGCAACCGGAAGGATACCGGGCTCAATGACCTGATTGATGAGCGAGAAGCCGTTATCGAAACAAACTGGATCCAAGGACAGTCGTCCAAGATACGAACTACGGCACATGTCGTTAACA